CTATGTTGCAAAAGGAGTTGCGGTAGCTCCTAAGTTATCATGTTCGCTCCCAGATGATGTAATGTTTATTGAGCTTGCAGTTTAGGAGATAACTGTAACGTGAGTATTGATCGAGTGAAGGATCAACGTCATGGTTATGTCGGTTCCTATCACGAGACTGTTCTTGATGATGCCTACGCGGCTCTTCTCGAAGAAGCAGAATAATTCGTTACTCGGAGATAATGATGCGTCCTAATGGTTTAACGGAAACCGAACGAAAAGTTTTAAAGGTGTTTCAAGAGTATCCCGTCACTTCTAATTCAGTGATTTTGGAGCAGACTCAACTCAAGCGCAGTGTGATTGCGCGGATCATGGATCGTCTGATCGTCTTCGGCTTAGTGGATGAGAAGAAGATTCAGCGTGAGGATAAGCGTGGACTTCGGAACGAATATCGGCTGACTTCAACCGGCAAGCTGACCCTGAGCGCCACGCCTCCGCAGGACATCGCCGTAAAGCCGCCTCAGAAGCCCGTAGAGGCACGAACGCCGGTAGAGCCTGAAATCCCTACCCATGAACCCGTGAACCCCGATTTAGCGCCCCTGCTGCGGTTGATGGCTGAAGCCTTCCTGAAGGTGGCCGAACAGTTGGAGAGTGCATGAGCGCATCGAAGTGTTGGGTTTGCCAACATCACCAGAAGATCAAGGTCAGTGATGAACCGCTGCACTTCGCTTCGATCTGTGATGAGGAGCATGAGATGGGTGAAGGTTGCGAATCTTTTGAGGAAAAGGTGTCCACGGAGGGTTGACAGGACGGTTTTTGTGTAGTACAGTTTGAAGTGAGGCGGCATCCTCAAGGCGACAGAACCCTGAATGTTTTAGGGACTTGTGTAGTTCATTGCGTATTCTGTTGCCTATGCGATGAGTTGCTCCTGCCAGAGCCAAGTCCACTCAAGCGTTCGGGGTTTTTTATGAGCAATCTTATTCCTTTTCATTTCGAGTCTTCTTTAGTTCGCGTGGTCATGATCGCGGGCAATCCTTGGTGGGTAGCCGCTGATGTGTGTAAGGTTCTTGAGATTCAGAACGCGACCGATATGCTGAAACGGTTGGACGACGATGAGCGGCAACTTGTTGATTTTACTACCCTAGATTCAAACTACCCTGCTACTGGCAACCGCATGGTCAATCTCATCAACGAATACGGACTCTATTCGTTGGTGCTTGGCAGCAGGAAATCCGAAGCAAAGCCGTTCAAACGATGGATTACTCACGAAGTCATTCCATCTATTCGCAAGACCGGTTGTTATCAGTCTCCATCCTACGCTCATGCTCGCGCACTGACTGTAGACGAGCAAGCGGTCAACAAGCTCGAATGCACACTGAAGGCCGGCGAACTGCTCAAAGCCCCGCTGCACATCGTTCAGCAGGAAGCGGTGAAGGAAGTTCGTAAGCAGACGGGTGTCGATTACACTCCTTTGCTCGTTCATGCCGATGCGCAACAGTCGATCAAGTCTGAAGAGATGATGATGGAACCGACGCAACTTGCCATCGAACTTAACTTCAAGAGTGCGAATGAAGTCAATAAGTGGTTAAGTAAATTGGGATTGCAGACGAAAGTGAACAAGCGATGGGAGCCGACCGATGAAGGTCAGGAGTATTGCTTCATTCACTCGTGGAACACAAAGAACAAATCCGGTTACAATCTGAAGTGGAACGTGAGTAAGCTCAAAGAGATTATGGCGTGTGCTTGACAGTCCACTCGAAGTAGACTAAACTCCTTTTTGTTGTTTGCGTGTGTTTCATACGAAGTGTCGGTAGCTGCGATTCCGACTCTAAAGAAAAACTCAGCCGTTCGGCATGACTACTCCTCGTTGGGGCCGAACCGAGTGGTTCACGAGACGAACGAAGCGAAGAGCCTGTCCGTTCCCACGGACGGGCTTTTTGTTGTGCGCAAGTTTTTTATCGATAGTGAAATATTTTCCTTGCAAATTTCACCAATGTTCCTTTTTACTGTCATTTATGAAAAACCAATCTCTTTCTCTAGCCTTCTCACCGACCTTGATTGGTGAAGACGGCGAAGTTCCGAGCCGGTTCATGGGGACGGCGTACTCGGGTGGCGTCATTCCTCAGTACGGATTCTTCGGCGATGTCATCATTGATCTCGCCTCGATGAAAGCCCCCACCAAGCCGGTCTTTGCACTCGTAAATCACGACTCGAATCAGCGAGCCGGAAAGTGCGAACTCTCGAACACCGGAACAGCGATTGAAGTGTCCGGTTCCTTCAGTCTCTCCACGACTTCCGGTCAGCAAGTGGCGGCGGAGTTTGCTGAGGGCGCTCCTTTCGAGTTCAGTGTCGGTCTGAATGCGCAGTTTGAGTCCTTCACGAAACCCAAGACGGTTGATGTGAATGGACAGTCCGTCACCGTCAATGGTGTGTTTCGGAATGCGAGTGTGCGCGAAGTCTCTTTCGTGCCTGCCGGTGCTGATCCGAATACGAAAGCCGTCGCCTTCGAGCAGCAAGAATTGTCTATAAAACCAACGGAGTATCCAATGGATATTACTGAATTACAGGGAAAGGTGGACAGCGTGACTGCGCTGAACGCTGATCTCCAACTGCAATTGTCGGCGCTACAAGCTGATCATCTTCAGGTCGTTGCCGACCTGAATGCGAAGCTGGCGGCGGAAGTGGAGCAATCGAAAGCTCTGTTTGATCGTGCGAATGCGCTGGAAGCGGAACTGACCGCGTTCAAAGCCTCGGTTCGTGAAGAGGCGGTGAAGGCGTTGTTTGCTGATCTGAACAAGGACTATTCTGAATCTGCGGCCTTGGCCTATCAGTCGATGAGTGATGAGATGTTTGCTTCGGTAGCGGCTGATCTCCGTTCCTTGAAGCCGACCCAGCTCTCCTCGTCTCTATTCAAGGAAACCGCTGTAAAAGGCAAAGAAGCTGCGACCGAGACTTCTCTCGCGGCGCAATTATTCAATCAAGTTGCGGGAGTGAAGTAAATGGCGACTTATTCTGAACCCCTTCGCCCCTATGAGTTTATTCTCAGTGATAGTGGGCCGATTTCGTATGAAAGTGTCACGCTGGCTTCTGGTGCTGGAAGTCTGGTTGCCGGTTCGGTAATTGGCCTGTCCACCAAGCGTCAGGCTGCGGCGCCGATTCCGACGATTGTCGGTACCGGGTCTGGCTTGATGAGTGCGCTCTCGTTTGGGCCTGATGTGCAAATCGGTAACTACGTTATTACCTTGCTGGCGACCTCAGCCACAGCGGCCTTCAGTGTCGTGGCTCCCGATGGGACTGTCCTGCCGAATGGGGCTGTAGCGACTGCGTACAAGTCTTCGCACATCAATTTCCTGATTGCGAATGGCGGAACCATGACGGCGGCGGATAAGTTCACGGTCGCTGTGACTGCGGGCGGCACTCCGGTTCTGGTCGGTACAGGTTCGGGCACGGTCGGTTCCTTCAGTATCGGCAAGCTGGCTCAGAATGGGACTTATAAGGTTCAGTTGACCACCACTTCGGCGACTTCGCCACTGGTGATTACGGCTCCGGACGGTTCGACTCTGCCGAATGGGGCGGTCGCCTCTGCTTATACCTCTGACCATATCAGCTTCACGCTGGCGAATGGCGGAACCATGACGGCGGCGGATTACTTCAATATCGTGGTGGCGAATGGCACGGGTCAAGCCTCTCTGTTTGATCCGACCGCGACCGATGGGACTCAGGTTCCGTATGGCGTGATCACGCATCCGGCTGATGCGAGTTCCACGACCGCTTCGGTCACGGCCTTCGTGCGCTTGGGCATGGTCAAGATTGACAATCTGACCTGGAAGACGACCGTGACGGCGGCTCAGAAGCTGGCGGCCTATAAGCAGATGCTCAATCAATTCGTAGTGGCGAGGGCCTAACGATGGATATTTTTCGTGATTACTTCACTCGGGAAGCGTTGCTCGCCTCGATTGCTAAAGTGCAATACGTGCCGGGCACCTTCGCGCCTCTGTTTGAATCGCGCAGTCTGAACGGGACGATCTTTGCGCTGGAAGATGTACCGGCCCAAGGCTACAACGATATTCCTGAGACGCCTCGTGGCTCGGCGGGCAAGGTGGAGACGCTGGTGCGTCGGCAGGTGCATACCTTCAATACCAAACACTATCGAGTCGATGGTGCGGTCTATGCCGATGAAGTGCTGAATATGCGCGGGATGGGCGTTACCAATGCGGTTGACGTGATTCAGCAGCGGCGTGACGAGACCATGGCGAAGTTGCGCCGTGACATCGACATGAAGCATGAAGCTCTGCGGCTGGCCTGCATCGTGACTCCCGACAATGCGTTTGGGAGCAAACCCGGTGATCAGCAGATTGCGCTGAATACCGATGCCACCAAGACCCGTTCGGAAATCTTCACCAAGATTACCAAGCCCCTCGAAACTGCTCTGGATGGTCTGCCCTTCAGTGGCATTCATGCGTACTGCGAAGATACCTTCTGGGTCAAGCTGTTCGAGAATGCCGCGATTAAGGCGACCTATGATGGGTGGTCAATGGCTGCGAGTCTGCGGAATGACCCTCGTGAGATGGTCAACTTCGGCGGTGTGATGTGGGAGCGGTATCGGGGCCATGGCAGTATTGCCATTCCGACCGGCAAAGCGATTGTTCTTCCGGTCGGCGTTCCGCAGATGTTTCTGCAAGCCTTCGCTCCGGCAGACACGCTGGATACTGTGGGTACGGGCAGCATGGGCACTCCGTACTTTCCACAGGCCATTCCGAGTGCCGATAATC